AAGTATCCAAACTATGGTAGAAACAGAGCAACTAAAAGGACACCTAACTATTGAGTTCATTAACAAGTAATACAGCTCCCTTTATTAAAGGGGATGTCTATGGTGCAAAAAAGAAGAAGAAATTAAAAAGAGGTATATCTACAACAATGGATGGTACAAAGTTTAAGAATATACCAGGTAGTTTTAGTAAACAACTTAGAACAAAAACAGGGAGAAAGAAGTAATGGCTATTAGAGAAGCAGTAAAAGGAATGCAAAAACGTAGAAGAAAAACTACTTCTTTTAAAACAGATACAGTAAAAGTTGTTGCTGGTCCTCAACGAGGAGAAGGCTCTGCTAAAGATATTCCTAATACTGTAGATAAAAAGAATGTTCCTTCTTACATGAAAAAAACAACTAAACCTTCTGCCAGTACAATGGATGGTAATGCTTATACTCCTACACAACTTAAACCTGTAGGTCCTGATATGGGTAAGGTTAATCGTAATACTAAAGGTAATTCTGTTCCTGGTAGTGCAGCAGTTAAAAAGAAAGCTCCTGTTAATCCAGCATTAGTAAGTAAGAATACACCTTCAAGTGTAAATAGAATGGATAAAAAGAAACCAAGTACTAAAAAGAAAAGTAGAGGCTTAGTAACAATGACTTCTATGCAAAATAAATATTTATAAAAATAAGGATAAACATGACCAATGTTGCAAAGAGTTATAAAACAAATGGTACTATGGATTTACAAGCAGTAATTCAACCAGGTACATCACATTACGTATTACAATGGAGTGGAGGTGGAGAGATTCCTAAGTCACTAGAAGGTAAGTTTACATCACTTTCATTTGTAGATACACAAGTAGCTACTTATGTTAATTCAAATAAACAAGAACCTAAGTTAAATGAAGCAGAGAAAGCTAGGGTACGTTACGAGAAAAAGCAGGCTAAGAAAGAAGCTATTACAATAGAGGAATAGAATGGCTAAGAAGGGTGAAAAGGCTTTTAGGTCCTTTGTTAAGGGACTTATTACTGAAGCAAATCAATTAACATTTCCAGAGAATGCTTCCGTAGACGAAGCTAACTTTGTTCTTAATCGTGATGGTTCACGATATAGACGTTTGGGTGTTGATTATGAATCAGACTATACCTTGACATCTACTGGCTTTACTGCTACTGATATAAAAGAAGGTAAACAATCATTTCATCAATGGGAAAGTCCTGGTGGAGATACGACAGTATCATTAGGTATTGTACGAGTTAATAATAAACTTTGGTTTATGGATTTGTTAACACCTTCTCCATCTTCTAATCTTAAGAATAGTGGTGCTGCTATTACTATTGCAGGATTAGCTAATAGTAACATTGAAACATCAGTTATTAATAACAACTGTATTATTGTTTCTAAAGATTTAGCTAAACCTGTTTTACTTAAGTATGAACCTACTACAGGTGCTGTAACTCAATCAGAGATTACTCTTGAAATTAGAGATATTTATGGTGTAGAAGATAACTTATTCTTAGATACTAGACCTACAACATTAAGCCCTGAACACAAATATAACTTGCGTAACCAAGGGTGGAACAAGAACATTGTTACTAGTACTGGTGCTGATGCGATAACTTATACGTTTACAAAAATTGCACAATATCCTAGTAATGCAGATAACTGGACATTAGGTAAAATATCTAATACTGCCTCTGCTGATTATGAGAAGTATGATCCAGATACTCTAGTTAAGAACTCCCAGTCTAACTATCAGATTGCTAAAGGCTCATTTATTATTGATGCTTTTAATAGAGGTACATCTAGGATGGCTAAGTCAGATGTTACTACTGGTTTACCTTTAGATCAAGAACAAGGTACAATTACTAGTGTTACCTCTTATGCACAACGATTATTTTATGCAGGCATAGATTCTACTGTTTCTAATGGAGATGCAAGATCACCTAACTACTCTGGTTATATTTTCTTTTCAAAAGTTATTAGAAATGATAATGACTTAGGAACTTGTTATCAAGAGGCTGATCCTACTGATCCAGGTATTAATGATCTAATAGATACTGATGGTGGCTCCATACAGATACCTGAAATCACTCGTATTGTACGAATTGTTGCTTCGCAAGCATCTATACTAGTCTTTGCAGAAAACGGCATATGGGAGATCTATGGAGATACTGGAGGGTTTATTGCAACCTCTTTCCAAGCTTCTAAGATTTCTACTAATGGTGTATTTAATCCTAAAGCAATTGTTAATGTTAATGGTAACTTTATCTACTGGTCAAGAGCAGGTATATACTTACTTAAACCTGATACAGCTTCAGGACGATTTGCAGCAGAATCTATATCATTAACTTCTATTCAAAAGCTTTACTTAGAAATACCAGAAGCAGGTAAGAATAATGCTAGAGGTTTCTATGATGAGAAAGAAAACAGAGTTAGATTTCTCTATAATGATAGTGTAAATTATGATACTCTAAACTATGTTAATAAATATAACAAAGAATTAATATATGATTTAACCTTAACTGCTTGGTATAAAAATGAAATATCTGATGTAATAGGAAGTTCTCCTTATGTAGCAGCCTATGTAGATATTCCAGGATACTCTGTAAATGAACAAGAAGAGACTGTGGTTGCAGGAACAGATACTGTACTAGTAACAGCAGGAGATACTGTAGTTGTAGATGATGATGTAGCTATTAGTAGATCTTCCCAATTCAGTTTCTTAACTATAGATGGTACATCTTTTACCCTGTCTGAATACAATGATAATACCTTTGTAGATTGGAAGACTAAGGATAGTGTTGGTGCTAACTTTAGTAGTTACTTAATTACAGGTTATGAGTTGTTTGGTGACATTATGAGAGAAAAACAAATACCCTATGTTTTCTTTTACTTCCAAAGAACTGAAGATGGATTTGTATTATCAGGAGATGATTTAGTATTTACTAATCAATCTGGTGCTCAAGTACAAGCTCAATGGGGTTGGGCAAACTCCGATGCTAATGGAAAATGGGGTAATCCTTTCCAAGCCTATAAGATACTAAGAAACTATACTCCTTCAGGAGCAGGTAGCTTTGCTAGTGGAGACTCTATGGTAGTTACTAAGAATAAATTACGAGGATCAGGTAAATGTTTAAGCCTGTATATTTATTCTGAATTTGGTAAGGATATGAGATTACTAGGATGGGGTCATCCAGTAACTATGTTAACAACACAATAATATGGAAATACTGTACGAAGAACCAGATAATGGATTCATTGGAATCACTTGGAATGAAGCACTAGATAACTGGGAAATGCACATAGAGTGTCTTTCTTGGAGTCATACTAAGTTTAAAAGATATTTAAAAGGTTTAGAAATAGCAAAACAAAAGTTAAGGGACAAGGGTATTAAGAAGGTTTATGGTATCTGTGCTTCAAAGAAAGAAAGAAAGTTTAACATTGTGTTTGGAGCAAAAGAAGTACCTGGAGGTATTGTTCTAACAGAAGATGGTATATTAAATTATTTAACAGTATTGGAGATTTAAAATGGGTAAAGCAGTTAAGAAAATAGCAAAGGTAGCATTGCCAATAGCCGCAATAGCTACTGGTTTTGGTTTAGCAGGTGTTGGACCATTTGCAGGTCTTCAATCTAGTTCTTTCGGTACTTTTTTAGGTAGTGAAGGATTTAAAACGGCTATGCAAGTAGGTGGTCTAGGTATAAATGTAGCTAGTAATATTCAATCTCAAAAGTATGCAAGTCAACAATCAGGTTTCCAAAGAGAGCAAGTAACACAACAAAATAAAGCAGAAGAAGCTAGAAATAGGTACAATCAGTTACTACAAAAGAGAGGTAGATTATCTAGTATTAGACAAGGACGTATTCAACAAGGACAAATTGAAGGTAGTATGGGTGCATTAGGCTCTGGAGGTACATCTTCTTACACTGGTGCTATTGGTTCTATTGGTACACAAACCTCTGCTAACTTAGGTAACATTAATGTAGCTCAAGATGTAGGTAATCAAATTACTGGATTTAATGTAGCCGCTGCTAATGCAGGATCACAAGCTAATACTTCAGCAAGTAAAAGTGGTATGTGGTCTGATGCTAGTACTCTAGGTGGTACATTACTGACTAATGCTGAAGGTATTAGTAATATTTTTAAAAGCTAAGGATATAAATGTCTGAATTAAATGGTATAACAATTCCAGAAGTTAATCTTTCAAATGGTGCTCCATATGAAGCACCTCCTGAGCCTCAACTTGTAAATAACAATGATGCTTATTATGCTTCTATATTATCAGAGTCTGAAAATCCTGTTGATACCTACTTAAATATTCTTAAAGAGGCACAACAAAAAGGGCAATCTTCCTTTATAGAATCTCTTCAATTTAAATTTCAACAAGAAGATAATAAAGAAAACCAAGACTTAATTAATAATATATTATTAGATCCTGAAATGGAAAGATCTAGTAAACGTCAGTATCTTGAAAATTATTTATATAAAAATAAGTTTGAACCTACTCTACGTGATAGATATAAACAGAAATTAAGTAATGAATATCTTATGGAAACGGGTAAAGATTTAAATGATGAAACTTTAATAGCTCAAGATAATAAAGAATATGATTTAGATGTAGCAGCAGCATGGGATCAATCCTATCAAAATATGGTAGAAGAACAAAAGAATCCTAAACCTTCTAGTAAATCTTTTGATCAGCAAGTAGAACAATTAAATAAGTATGATGGTAATACTATTGTTGATGCAGTAATTTCAGAACCTCTAGCTATATCAGATATGATTTTTGGTCAAGGATTTAAATGGATAGTAGATATATTAGATTCTTTTGGTGCTTACTTTGGTCAACAAAGTTATAATCCTAATAGTATACAAACTCCTGTAGCTAAAGCAGGTAGTTTAATTATAAATTATATGAAAGAGGGTACTGGATCATTAGATCCTAAAAAAGTTGCAGCAGCTCGTAAAATATTAGAGGCTGATGAAACTGAGTATGGAAAAGCTCTCAGTACTTTAACAAGTTTATATGATTATACTACTAAAAGAAATTCAGGTGAATATGATCCTAACGATAAAACATTAAGTGCTTCTTGGGCACAATTTTATAAAGAATTTCTTAATGAAGTTTTTGGTGTAGATGATGAAAATTTAAACAATACTATATCAATAAAACTTTTATCAAGTCTTGCTGAAACAACTCAAGCTGTTGGTGAGTACGTTAATCCAAATGATCCTGCTTTAGTATCACTCCCTCTTGATATACTGATAGGTATTCTCGGACCTAAAGGAATTAAATCAGGATATAAAGGAACTGTAAACCTTAAAAACAAAGTAGTGGTAGGTAAGCCAGGTGCTGCATTAATTAAACAATTAGACAATACTAAGTTAGATACAACAAACATTCCTCAAGTAGTAACTTCTATTAGCATTCCTGCATCAAGAGAGGTACAAATTAGAGCTAATACTCCTCTTGCTACAACTATGGTAACTAATCCTAAGAAAGGTATTAACTTAATTGAAGCTGGATTAGAAGATCCTACAATGCAAGTCTTTGATACTATCTTAAATAATACTGGTGAACAAACTATTGGTTGGAGTCCTAGAACTGTAATACAATACTTTAGTGATGCTAATGGAAATATCTTTAATTTAAATAATCCTGGATGGTTAGTTGATAGTGCTGCACTTAGAGAATTAAAACTTATATCAGAAATGAATGCTACTAAACGCTTTATGCCTGAAGGAGCTAGAGATATACCACAACGATTAGTAGAGTTAGAAACTATATCAAGTGGTCTTAATGGTATTAATCCTAGAGTACCCTTAGTTCCTGCTAAATCTTTTTCAGTATTTGAACCTGTTCCTTTAGGATTTGAAACAAGATTAATTTTTAGAAAGAGTTCTACATCAGACTATGTTACTTTAAATGATGCTGTAGTATCTGCAACTGAATTAAAAAGATCATTAGTAGAAGAAGCTGGTGTTGATGCAAAACTAGCAAACAAAGAAGTAACAATTATAGAATTAGATAGTAATTTAAATGAGGTAAGAAGAATAGATGGTGCAGAGGTAGCTAAACTAGATAGAGATAATTACCTTAGAAACTTTGATGATGTTCCTCAAGAAATGAGACCTACTTCTACTTATCGTATTGAATGGAAACGAGATAAAGATTTGTATGATGCTTTCTTTGGATCTATGAAAGAAACTCCTAAAGATAGATATACTGGGTTAAAAGGAGTATTACTAAGAACATTGTTTAATAAAACTTCTAGTTCTACTACTAAAGGAATAGTTTCAGATATCTTTACGCCTTATGGAAAGTTTGCTCAGAAAATGGAAGATGCTTTTTTCTCTCAAGATCTAGCAAAAGAATCCTTTTTTAATAATACATTAACAAGATTAAATCAAATCTATAAAAAAGAAATGACGACTAAAGAACAAAATCAATTCTCTGATCTTTTAATATACATGAGTAGAAATCAAAAAGACATGTTATCAGGTGGAGATATAGGTAGAGTTCTTGGTGAAGCTAATCTTAGGTATGATCAAGTACAAAAGTTTCAAACAGCTGTACAATCATTTAGAATTGTAACTAATGAGTTACATCAAATGAGACAACAAGTTGCTAGAAGAGTACTACAAGATGAAGGATATAACAGTTCTTTTTATTATATAGATCCTATTACAAAAGAACGTATGCCTATGCCTGTAAAGGATACGTTTACATTTAGACCTGCAGATGACTTTATTAATTTTGTTCCTGACAATGCTCAACGTATTGTTGCAAACTATGAAGTATGGGATTTTAATAGTAATAAACCAATATTACATAAATCAAATAATCTAAATAAAGAGGCTACTCATTATGTACAAGATGGTACAGGGATGCCTCAACAACAAATTCATCAACTTTCTAAAAAGTTCTTAGCTCCTGATGGAAACTATTATAACTTTGGTGTATTTGGTACAGTTAAAGCAGGACCATTACCTAGAGATTTAAGTCCTCAAGTTAAAGGCTATGTTCCTAAAATACATAATGAAGGTATTGTAGTAAGACAGTATCCTGTTAGATTTAAACAAAATGGTAGACAAATAGATTACTCTAATGATAGAGCAAAAGCTATCCGAGACCTCTCTGAATTTAGTGAAACTATAGCTATGTTTCAATCACGAAAAGATGCTATAGCTTATATGAATACATTAGATAATGCTAATTATTTTTATGAGGTTGACTTAGTATCAGAATTAAAAAGACGGAATAATAAAGACTTAGGTGAAATGGCTGATATGGAAATACAAAGACATCAGTTAAAAACAAATGAGTCCTTACGTAATGGTTTAAAATATGAATTAGAAAGTGATCCTTATTCTACATTAGTTCAAACAGCTCAGACTACAGGAGCTGCTGTAATGGATATAGTAGGTACAGGACAATTAAAAGCAGAGTTTGTTAATGCTTTTATGAATAATAATCCTTATATAAAAATAGCACCTAAAGATAATGTATCTCAAAAAGGTTTAGGTAGGATTGAAGATAGATTTCCTAGTAGAGATCAAATACAAGAGGTAGCAGGGCATAGTGATGTTTATAATCATGCTCTAGCAATATGGGATAAAATCTATATTTATGAAATGGGTAAAGCTAGAGGAGATATAGCTGGAATTGTAGGTTGGCTAGGGGGGACATTAGCTGAAATTGCTGATGCAACAGCTGGTCAAACTAAGGCAGGTAAATACTTTATTGGTAAAGGTAGATATGCTCAACGTCATCCAGGTTCTGTAGCAGGAGCTCCCTTAAGACCTATTACTTCCCTATGGATTATAATGCGACCTGTTAAACAGTTTATTCTACAATCATTAGCTTCTTTAGGACCTATTGCTGTTGTTTCTAATGGTAATCCTATACAAATGGCTAGACTTTATACTCATGCGTTGACTATAACATCAAAAAGAATTTCATTACAACGTAATATGAAAAAGGGTACTAGTGACTTAAATAAACATATAGATAGCTATTGGGACCTTAGTGAAAAAGCAATAAAAGATTCAGGCTTAGGCATTGATGTTACAACAGGAAAATTTACTAAGTATACAAATGAAGAGTATGCTCTTATTATTAATGCTATGGAAAAATCAGGTTTAAATAATGTAAGAGATCATGTATACAATCAAGGAATTGGTATAAATACCTTGCCTAAATTAGGTGCTACCTCTGGCACTAATCTTACTGGTTTACGTGGTGTTAATACAGCATCTTATTTAAACCCTTTAATGTACTTAGAAAAAACTGCACAAAAAGCTGGTGAAATAGGATTTGAATTTGGTGAAACAATTAACAGAGATTTATTTATGATGGTTGCTTTAGAGCAATTTAAACAAATGAATCCTAAGAGAAGTTGGAAAACACCTGAAGCTTTATCACAGATAGCTTTAGATGCAAATAGACTTGCAGGTGGTATGAATAACTCTATGGCATTTGGTTGGCAAAGCAACTTACCTTTAAGGTACTTAGGTTTATTTACCTCTTTTTCACAAAAGATGTCTGAAAGAACTTGGAATGCTCAAGCAACTCCTTTTACTGGAAAACAAAGAGCTGCTTTATTGGCTGCTGATTTTGCAATATATGGTTCTAGTTTATATAATGTAGATAAGTATTTACGTAGTTATTTAATGGAACATGAAGATCCTGACATGAGAACTTGGGGTGAGTACTTTGGTAAACTAAATCTTTCATATCAAATTGCTAATGCTTATGGTAAGTACTTAGGTAAGGAAACTTTTGTTGTTCCTGGAGAGGTATTAAGTGTTCATGGTAATTCTCCATTAGGTCCTATATCTAATTTTCTTAGGATGCTGGCTAGTGCTAAAGGAGATACAATAGATACAAAAGAAATGGGTGCTTCTGTAGCTTTTTATAAAAAAATCTTTGGTGACAATGGAGCAATTAGGTTATTATTTGATGTATATAGTAATAATTCTGATGCTTTTTCTTCTGCAGAAAAAATGAGAATGACTAAGGCTGTTATTACAGATATGATTCCTTTCCTTAGTGCTGCAGAAAAATTAATCTTTGGTGCTTTAACAGATGAGTGGACTGCTGATATAACTAAAACGGGAGCTGATACAGGATTAGAAACTACCTCAGGTGAACAAATTTGGAAGGCTTTATTAAGTGCTCCTGATTCTAGGACAACAATGCTTTGGGATCAAACAGGTAAAAACATTGATAAAAAAGCAGATATTAGAGCTGAAGCTAAACGAGCTGTTCAAATTTATCGCAAATCCAGAGGTAATAAACCAATGGAAGTAGACGAGGTTAAAGAATTTTTAGTTGTTTGGAAATTTAAATTAAATAAAGGAACATTAGTTACTAATACATTAGAACATAATGAGTTTATGGATCAAGCATTAACTATGATTGCTCAACAAGATGTTTCTTTTGCTGAGAAATTCTATAGAGAATTTAAAAAAGACTTTAAATATGATGCCCCTTATTATAGTGACAGTACTATAGAACAAATTAGAACTCTTAAAGCAACCTTATCACGTAAATTCCCTGACTCAATTGAGGAATTAAATGAAATGGAAGCTTGGATGTTAGATGCTAACGATGCTTATAAACAAGGAAATTAAAAATGGCTACATTTGATACAACTAAAATAGAACAAAATCAACCAGGGCTTACCTATGCAACACCACAGGCTATGCCTGCTAAGTATAATAGTTTTGCAGGTATACTTGATGTAGCTGATACTGCTATAAAAGGAGCAGTACAATTTGATAAACAGCAAACTCTGGGAGAAGCTCAAGAGTTAGGACAAAAATTAGCAGATGATTATGAAAGCATGAGTCCTACTAATTTAAATCAAATAGCACAAGACCAACAAAGTTTACAACAACAATTAGCAGATGACCCAGATAATGAAGCAGTTATGAATGAGCTTAATCAAATAACTACATTATATAATAAAGCAAAAGAACAAAATGTTATGTCTCCTTATGAATATGAGCGTAGAGTTTTAAAAGATACTCAAGCTCTAGCTAATAGAAATCCTGCTTATGCAGATGAAATTGCTAAAGGAGTTAATCAAGCCCTAGGTAATAGAGGTATTGCTAATTTAATGAAGCAAGATAATCTTTTATATGAACGACAAATAGCAGCGGAAACAGAAAGACTAAAAATTATAGATGACTATCTTAGAACTAAAAATGAAACACCCATGTTTATGGATAATGATGATAAACAAGAATTATATCTTAAATATAAAAATGCAGATAAAGAAAGGGCTGCAGTAAAACAAATGATTGAGGATGGATCATTAAGGAATGAACAGACTGCTGCAGCTTTACAAGAAGATATTAATCTTAAAGGTGGTACAATCGTAGTAGCTAGTAACGAGATGCTTAATATTACTAATGAACTTAATAACATTGAAGATCGTTTACTATCTGGAGAACTTGATGGTAAGGCAGCAGATAGAGAAAAGAATATTACTATTTTAGAAGCTAGAAAATATTTAGGAGTTATTGCAGCATTACCTCCAACTGATGAAAATAAACAAGCTTATGAGTTAATGAAAGAACATTTAAATAGTTTATCTTCTCAGTCTTCAGATGCTTTATCAGGTAAAACTTTTAAAGAAAGACTAGAAAATACGAATGCTACGATTGCAGCACAACAAAACTTTGGTAGATTACTTGCAGGTAAAGACAGAGAGTCTCTTGAGTTAATGAACTTAGAAATTAAAGGTTTTGAGTTTATATCTACTTCAGCAGGTATTTCCTTTGCTCCTGGAGAAAAACAAGCAAGACAGCAATCTATTATTAATCTAGCTATTATTCAAGGTAAAAAGTTTGCAATAGATAATCCTTCTTTTGCTCAGTATACTAAGAATGGAGAGATGATTCAAAAAGGAATTACTGAACTACAACCTGTGTTTGAAGGAATGATTAAAGGAAATAAAGTATCTCCAGAGATGTTAGGTTATTATAATAACATATTTCAAACTGCTGAATATCATGCAGACAATCCTAAAAATAGATATGAATATAATGGTAATTTTTTAAATACAGTAACTAATATGTCTGATACTACGTTTAATTACATGCAAGAAAACTCTGAAACTTTCTTAGATGATGCTAAAAATGAGAATGCTATTTTCTTAGGAGGTGTTAAAGCTGATTTAATAACAAATAATGTTATGCCTAATCAAATAGAAATGACTGATGAAGGTGTATTTTATTCTAATGCTTCTGTTGCTTCTAAACGAGTAGCTAAAAATCTTAATACAGTTGCTAGGTTAAATGCTAAAATTAATGGAGTAAAAGCAACTAAAGAAACAGCTATGGAAATTTTAAGGTTAATGACACAATGAGTCTAGCTATAGATCTAAAAGTAGTTCAAGAATCTTTTAACAATAGTATGAAAGGAGTTAAAGATTATTTAAATCCTCAAAAATTTATTGCTAAACAAGAAGAACTTAGAAATGAATCACAACCACAAGTTGCTGTAGAGCAACCTATTGATAATACTCAAGTATTAGATGCTGATACTATGGCAACACTTTATAATACTGAACAGGGTAAAAATCGTGATATTTGGATTAAGAACTATAATACTTTAGAACCTAAAACTGATCAACAGGTAAAGAACTTAGAAGAATTTAATACTAATTTTGATATGCAAGCTCTTAAAGTTTATAAAACAGAGCTAACTAACTTAAATAAAGATGGTTATACTACTGAAGAAATTAAAGCAGCTGCGGGTAAAACTTTTGGTTCTGAATCATCTTATGGAATTAAGGAGCAATCACTAGATAATCCTTCTAAAGTACATGGTGATATGCAAGTTAAGTATAGTAGTTTTATAGATGCAGCTAAACAAGGGTATCTTGGAAAAAAATATGGAGAATTAGTAAAGAAAACACCAGAACAATTAAAAAATATGTCTTATGAAGAGTTTAAAACTTTAATGAGAGACAATAAATCAGCTGCTCAATTAGCAGGGATTGGTATTTTATTACAGAAATTAAGGAATAAGGAAAATAAAAAATGATTGAATGGAAGGAACTGACGTTCCCCCCTATCAACCTTTGGACAGTTAAGAGTAGACAAACTGAGTCTTAGGAGGTACTTTAACTACCTTCACTGGAATCTCTAGCTTCTGAGCATACTTGATAGCATACTCTGTACCCTTACTGTGTGTATTCCATATTGCTAGTAAAGCATCTGCATTGTTTATAAGTTGCTTCGTGCGAACAAAGAAATACTTACTATCAAAGTTAGATGTGGGATCTAACAAATGATATGGAAGGAACCTGATTATATCTATATCATGAGACTGTGCATAGTGAGCTACTGTAGGATCAATACCTTTAGCATCTCCAATCAATACACAACTCGGATTTAATTCCTTAACTACTTTATCTACTGACTTCAGTATTAAAGCATCGTCTGTAATACTTCTACTACCTATAATAGCTAATCTCATTATTGATACCACGCAAATTGAAAACGAACTATAAACAAATCTATTAACATATAGCTGATAGCTTCATTATTAACTACACCATCGGTGAACTCAAACCCGAGGTGTACTCCTAGTATTGGATAAACAGTTAATCTCATATTTCACAACTCCCACCTGTACAGGCTAATGTTTGGCTGCCTTCAGTAAAGTCATCTTCTTCTAAGAAAGATGTCCAATCAATTTCTTGTGGAGTAATCTTTTTCAAAGCTTCATACTCTTCTTTGCTGCAATCGGTATAAGGTGCTTGCACATAGCTATGATCACTATGAGGTAAGAAAGATATACCACTAATCTCATCAAAGTATTTCCATACCCAAGTACCTACTTCCATCCACTCATCATCTTTAACGGAGATCGTTACAGAAGGTTTATGTTCACACCAGTGACGTTGGTATACTAACCAATTCTCTAACTGCTCAATAGCTGTCATGTCATTCCTAGTAATAGCTCCTTTAGGTGCTTTCATAGGGAAGCTAAACACTGATGTACTATCTGGTCTAAACTGTTCTGGCTCTACTTGTACCCCTTTATCAGTTAAGAACTGAGTAATAGGATCTTTGTTATCCATACGGATGGTTCTTATATAGTAGTCGTTATGACGAGCATGTATGCCGCTAGCACTATTAACAAGCTGAGACACAGTCCCAGAAGGTTTAACACACGTAATACTTCTTGATCGTGGGATGTCAAGCTTGTCTGCGTATTTGTGATTGGTTCTTCTAGCATGATCTTTTAACCTCTCTAGTAGTTTAGGATCAGGGTTAGCTGTTATTTTAGCATCCATGATACCTGTTAATGAAACACCCAGTAGTCTTTCTTCTGACGTATTCTTAACCCATTCTGCTGATAAGAACTGAAAGTTAGTTAGATTACTCTGTAATGTACCTAGTATAGTAGCTAGTCGCACTTTGTTAGCTAAGGTTTCTTCTGTATCACCATTACGTACTACTACCTCTGTGAGGTTACAGAACTGTTTATCACGGAGAATGATCTCTGAACAAGGGTTAGTACCATAATTTAGATTAGGATCTCTACCCTGCTTGGCTGCTTGTACTTGTGCAGCAACTCTATTAAAGATACCACGTTCTCCTGACTTAGACTTAACAAGAGATACCCATTCTTCCATGAATGTTTCCATATCAGGCTTCTCTGTGTAAGCTACTGAGTTATTAGCTAACCCTCGGTATGCAAAATCATTGTACCATGCACCCATTTTAGCCTCTCTCATGCGTTTATCTGTAAGATTTGATAGGGAGATAAGGGCTGATCTTCTAACACCACCAACAACTACTATCTCTCCAACCATACAGACTATATCATGGACCTCTATTGAGTTTAACTTACGTCCTTTAGCATGTTTAAATGTATCTATAACAAAGTCAAACAATCTTTTAAGAGGCTCAGGACCACTAGCTCTACCACCAAATGTCTTGAGACGTGCACCAGCAGGACGTACTTGTGAGTAGTCTACACTAGGTATATCTCCTTCCCATAGGGACGACAGTAACTTCTTAAAGGCTTTCGCCCATCCTAACTTACTATCACCAACTACGATGACATCATCAACAACTGATAGTTCAGCTGGGATCTCTGGTAGCTTGGCAATTTCTTGTCGTTCACAGCTGAATCCTACACCAGTACCATTCATCAATATGTACAAAGCTTCACTAAAGGCACGCTTGTTATTGATGGCTAGGTATGAACAGTTATATGCTGCAATGTTATCTCTATCACATGCCTCACCAGCAGACATCATAAGTCTCATTGATGGCATGATCTCAAGGTTATACACAGCCTCTCTTATTTCTTTAAATTCTTTATCTAGTCCTGCATTTTTAGATTGTAAGTAGTTTACCATTCTATCTACTGTTTCTGCCCAGGTTTCTCGTCTTTTGAGTTCTGGTATATATCTTGCATAGCGTGAGCTCGCAATTACCGATTGGTATACATCCATGTTTCTTATCTCCTAATCTATATCTTGGTTAAATAAATCTAATACAGAATCTTTTTCTAAATCAATAGCTAATGATTCTAAATCTTCCTCTATCTTATCTTGAAACTTGTTAACGAGTTCATCTGATGTGATGTCAAGCACTTCCAGTAATGTAGTCTCGTCTAGTTTAGATAATTCTTCACAAACTTCCTTAAACGTAAGCATGTTATTATGACCGACCTTCCACTTTGTTATCAATAGTTTTTCCACATGATTGACAAAGTACGTTGTTTTTATTATCCTGTTTAAAATCACAGTGATTACAGGTTAGTGATCCAAAGATTGCATCATAGTTATCTTTGTATTTCTTTGAGGGCACTTTGCTACGCATGATTGCCCCAGTGATTTCATAATCATTAATACTATTACTCATGTATTTCCTTTCTTGTTGTATCCCAGTCTGCAGGTAGATGAACATACTCTTCATTAAGACAACGATAACCATCACTAGTAACTAGAGGATCAAAGTGTACTATGTAATACATATGTGCTTTATCACATGATGTAAAATTACCAACGTATTGTTCATACGATGCACCAAATGGATCTAATAAACTTACTAGTAATAGATATTCTGCTATCATTTCTTTTTCTCCTGTGGACAGTAACCAACCATGTTGAACTCACCTTCTAATGTATCTATAGAACACCACCACTTCTTAGCATCCCATATCTTGGCAACCTCACCACACTTATTACAAACTCTTTTTTCTTTAATTTTTACCATTTCTTTTTATATCCTTTAACAACTCTAAGTAATGAATTGCTTTATCAAGATCTTGTATACCATTCTTATCTCTCCAACGGAGAACATACTTGATCACATTACCCTCAATAAAAGGGATATTGTTTTTTGTTATAAACTCTATAGGTTGAATCACATATTGTTTATAATGATTACCACCTACTTGTTTTTCTTTAGCTATATTAGCTCTTATTGTACTGTTCTTCATATTAATATTATAGCATATAAATACACAAAAGTCAAGCTATTTCTTGTACTTTCTTTTTAGGTAGTGCAATGGTATAGCACATTCATCAAATGAACCATTGTCTACATTGTGTAACATATACAATCCTCTCCAATGTTGGTTAGTCTGATGTGATAGATAGTTCTCATCATGTAAATAACAACTACCACTAATGATTGCAGTCATCTGTTTACCTGTCGCATTCTGCCCATAGGCAATTGAATGTCCTTGTTGATGTCCTGCAACGCAGCTCATATGTTTCTTAGTAAGCAAAGCATTAGCTGATGTTACAGGTCTACCCATAACGCCACTAGCAAAGTAGTGCGAGTAGGCAACACCATCTATTTCTTTAACCTCAAGAAATGGTACTACTTCCCATCCTGCTTCTTCGTACTGTAGATCATCAAAAGATATAAGACCATCTAACTTTCTATCATACTCAATTGCAGTGTTGATACGCTGCTCATGGTTACCCATAGTCAGTACCATCTTAGGCTTGTATAACTTCTTCTTAGCTTTAGCTAGTCTGTTGTTCAAGGCATTCATAGGAGCGAGTAGTGCTTCCATACCTTTATGTACAGCACGTATATCAGCCTTATAGGTCCTACCTTCAAACGATTTCTTACCTACATCATAGCTTGATAAGCTAGGCATATCAGCAAAGTCACCAATCATTACTATAACTTCTGGTTGTTTGTCAACAATATATCTACCTATCCAAGACAAGTAAGCCAGACTAATGCCTGGCTTTACTTGGGTGTCACCAATTACTAAATGTTTCTTCATTACGTATGCTCCTTAACTATTTGCTTATAAGCTTTGATCCAATCTTTTCTAAAGTCTAACCATAGAAAACCTTCTTTCTCAGCCCAATTACTATACGATGTCTTACTTCGTTTAGTTATCTTATTATCAGGATTCATAAATAAAAATATAATTATGACACCTGGATTACACTCTTTAAACCATACCATCTTTTGACGTGTAGCTAAGTCAAGCTTACCCTTAGCTTCTATGTATACATTCTTAGCCATCTTAAAATCAGGATTATATTTCCTTATCTTTTCTGGCTGCGTGTATTCAATCACATCTGGTTCATACTTGACACTTGGAAAATGTTTCTTAAGTTCTGCCCAAGCTTTTACTTCTAACTTACTTTTGAATATAGGCATTAAATCTATCTCTCCAAACATCATCTTCATGTTGCTGAATCCATAGACAACTTGCATTCATAATAAACTCTTCATCATTGCCATAGGCAGCACGTACAGTATTAAACATCTCTTGCTCTGTAGTGCAGTCAGCTAACATTTTCTTTGCTGTTTTATCACCAACCTTTTCAATACCTTTAATGTTATCTGCAGTATCTCCTTTAAGACATTGCTCAAAGAACAGTCGTAGTCCTCCGAGCTCAGTCTGGTCAGTCCATTTGTCAGGCTTAACCCAACCCTTACCTTTAATTTCCCATGAGAAATGTTTACCAGGGATCATGAGCATATCTTTATCTAAGGATACAATCACAGTATCATCTGTTTGATTGATACCCATAGCATCATCAGCTTCTATTCCTTCAGGTGCTAATTCAGCTCCCATCTCTTCTAGTGCATAGTCTCTCAATGCTTCTAAATGGATTGGTTTAGGGGCAGTTCTGTTAGCTTTATATTCAGGATAGATTGTCTTACGAAAGTTAGACTTACCTGACAAGAATGCACGATATTCTGTACATCCTGTCTTAGTAAGTAGTTCATCTAACAACGCATCTGCTCTATACTTAGCAATACCAAAGTCATCTTGTTCTGCACTTGCAGCACATCTAAAGACAACTAAGTCATGGTCAATTAATGCAATCATGTTTATCCTTGTAAAGGTGGTAGCTCTGTTAGTTGTTCATCTAAAATGTAATCATAAACAACATCGTCAACAGGTTCAATCTCAAGTAAAGGAACATTGTCTGCTTCTAAATGATCCCAAGATTGTACTGCTATTACTGATGATTCATATGAATCTACTACATAAGGTTCAGGTATAGCAGGTGCTACAATGGTTACTACTTCATCTCCTACTATATCATAAACTCTTTCTTTTTGTACTAAGTACACTAAGAGTAGTAGAGCAATAGCTACTGCTATCGCTCCTAATAAACTTGCTCTATCTCTATCTTCCATAGTTTCTCCTAGAATGGTATGTCCTCAATTGCAGAAAAGTCTTCAGCTGCTGTAGTGGCAGCTTGCCCTAACACATAAGCTTCATACTGTTTAGCTAGAGCAATGACTTCACTTGGATTACCTTGTGTAGTATTGCTACCTGCTAAAGCTAGTGTTGCTACTGCATTAGAGATAGATGATTGACGGACTATCATTACTTGCCTTGCAGCACGTTCATCCTTAGTCTCGTAGTTACTACCTGTTACACGAGTTGTAGGAGCACTTGCCTTAGCTTGAGGAGCTGCTGCAGTATCACCACCACGATTGTCTGTAGTAGTATCTGCATCACCAACTGCTGTCCATTGCCAATAACCATTAGCATCTTTCTCAGTGCTAACATGTACGACATCACCTTTTTGCCATTCTTGAGCAGCTTTAAACACGGCAGGGTTAGCGAATGACATCAGCTTTTTAGACTGTGCTTGCCCTTGATCGTTCTTGTACATGATTTCTAATGATTGGTATTGTCTACCATTCTTAGCAGCATGTGTGTTTAAGCTTGATACATCTACAACATTAACTTGCATATAAATCTCCTATAAAATTATACATCTTCTACGTTACCCCAGCTATTACCTACTTGTATATCAACCCTAACTGGGAGGTTGAAATCTTTACCAAACAAATGTTTAAAGTTTGCTGGTACATTCTCAAATGATTCTTTAACAATTGGAACTATACTATTAGTATAACATACCTTTTCATCAAAGTCAAGCATGATAGAATCATGTACTGTATTGATTAACTTAACACCTTCCATGTTTACTATCTTGTTATACAAACTAACACGAGCTATAGTCATTAGGTCAGCACCGAGTCCTTGCACTGGATAGTTAAGGATTCGTGTGCGAGGATACTTAAGATTACCTTGACTATTAACCTCAGGTTGGTATTCATATGTTCTGCCTGTTGGCATCACTAACTGATTAGTTTGTTTTACATCAAACATTATCTTATCATGCCATGCCTTAAGTCCTGTATACTTATCATAGAACTGATCAATCACACCTTGCCAAAAGGTTTCATTACCTATGTCTTTAAAGTTAGGATCATTAGCATAACTAAAAGCACTACCACCATAGATTAATCTAAAGACAAAAGTCTTAGCAATCAATCGTGAGGGCAATCCAAACCTTGCTTGGTTATCAGCATGTTGATCAACTTGGTTGTTGATCTCATCTATAGCTACCTTATCTTGGGATAGATAGGTAGCACATATCCATTCAAGTTGTTTTGCATCTGCATTAAGTAACATATTATAATCCTACGTTAGAGTCTATTAATCGTTTATGATAATCATTTATTATCTTACGTTTTAGTTCTTGTTTAGCACTAGGTAACATTCTATTTAGTACATACTCTACACTATGTTTATGTAACACCTCACTAAAATCTATACAAATACTTAAGTCAGCTGCTTGCTCTAATGCTTGTCGTTCTAGTTGTCTTTCTTTAAATTCAAAGTTATCTTCTTCATTCATATCTGTTCTCCATATCTAGTTGGGAAGAGAGTCTTAATCTCTCCATCAAAGTTCTGTAGGTTAGGCTTACTACTACTTAACCTACCTGTCTTAGTCCTACATTGATTGAGTTGACCATGTATAATTCCATTAGCCCAGTGCATCTCATCAATTAGTTGTGGCACACCATGATAGTATGTAGTCATACGTTTCTGCATGGTAGCACGTGCCAATATAATTCTTAGTATCTCTTTACCTTCATCACTACGTGGTGTTAGCTTACGTAAGGTCTCTTCATTCGTACTGAAGAACCCTTCTTTCTTAAGCTCAGTCTTAGGCAAAGGATTTATTCTTCGTGGAAACTCTTTGTCTTGCTCTTCCCACCTATACTTAACTTCGCCTGTGCGTACGCCAGTCTTGTAATGTCCAATGGGGCGTTGAAAACGCTCCTTAATGATCCCACCATAAAGAAAAGCAGAAAGATGCTCGCCAGAATTGGGATTAAAATCATCGTAAGCATGAAAGTCATGCAGCTTCTTGTTAAGTTTGGATATCTGTTCTTCAAGTTCATCTCCTAATACTTTAGACTTATCATAATCATACTGCATACCATTGTATTCCATAGCTTGCAGCACTAGTAAGTCTTGGTTGTGTAGAGCTATGAGCTTACGGAGATGAGGTCGCTTAGACAACTCTTCCATTTGCTTGACCATAACTTTCTCAGTTAGTTCTAAGTCTCGTTGTAGATACTCAGACAGTATCTCTTCAGGTACCTCAGTAGTATCAATACCATTCTTCCAATAGTTTTCTTTAACTTCATCTAGTTTATTACCTAGACCATAGTACTCTGATGTTGCATCTAATGATGGATAAGAATTTTCTTGGTTAGATAATACATACTGTACTAACTGACAGTCCCATATTCTTTTCTTATCAAAGGTAATACCATATCTTTTAAGCCAGTGTAAATCAAACTTAATATTAAACCCTACCAACACATCGCACTTATCCACGGCTAATTGGATACGATCAAGTGATTCTCGGTAGGGTTCAACGGAGAACTCTATGTCTTCTATACTAACTTCATCTTGTGATAACATACCAACCATACATAACTTGTTAGTCTTATCAAAGGGATTACCATTATTACTAATGGTTGTTTCTACGTCTAATACTAAGTAACTCATAAGTCTTCATACCTCGCTATGTTAGGTTTAATCATACACTGTTTGTTGCCATGTCGCAAGTCAGGCAGTGTATCTTTATCACCAATTAATTTATTTTTACTGATGTTTAAGAATCGCATGTTACTTGTGTTGTCTTGTTCTTTTCCTATGCCTAGTATCCAGTCAGCTTCACCTTGCTTTGCAGTCTTGCTGCTGTCTACATCATCCATTGTTAACCACACCTTGCCTTCGGCAGTGCCGCCTGCTTGGGATACGGCAATGACAGGGGCATAACTCTTAGCTATTTCTCTTGCCCATTGGTATATCTTTTTAAGTTCAAGGTCATAGCGTTCATTCTTAAATCCTTTTATCTTATCTATCTGATCAAAGATAATCAATGAGGGATTAACTTCTTTAATGATAGACTCAATCCGCTTGTAGCTACTTGAGTCTTCATAATCATATATCTTAATCCTACTACCAATGAGATCATGATACTCTTCTTTGTATCTATCTACGTTACTAAATAAAGTCTCACTGTCTACACCAAACAATGCTTGGTAACATCTGATTGCTACCTTCTTACCTTGTTCTTCGTTGTTAAACCATAGGATGTCACCATCTGTTTGTGTTACCATGTGTGTCATCTCACTAGCTAGGAAAGTAGTCTTACCTGTCTCAGGTCTAGCAAAGATGAAACCAAAGTCACCCTTACGTAGAGAGCCTAGTGATTTGTTAAGCCAATCAAGTCTCCAACGTAGACCAGGCGTAGCTATTGCTGTGTCATATAGCTCACTCAAGTCCATGTTAACTGTGTTAGCAGCATCTTCTGTTATGTCATCAGCTTCAAATTCTTTAACCTTATCTAGTAGATCAGATAGTTCAGCACTACCATCTTCAACATCAAGTGCTACCTTAGCTAGCTCTCCTGCAACGCAGCGTTTCTTGTGTTCATTGAGGTAACCTACTGTGTTGTCAACATTAACATCAAGAGCTAGTATACGATCAAGCGTATCTGATAGTTCATTACGTTCACTATCTTCTAACAAGTAACTACTATGGTATGCTAACTCAAAGTCTAACTTACTTAGTGCATGACTTTGATTAGCCTCATAGTACTGGTGTACTATAAGGAACAACTTATATATATTACTAAAATTATTTTTAATATAATTTAGATTTATATACTTGTAGTAATTGTTATAGTATGATCTGTCATCACAGAATAACTTTATTATTAACTCTTCAACCATTTCATAATCTCCGTTTTGTTATACTCTTTGGGATCAAGCGGTGTAATGATAGCCTTGCTTGTAATACCTAAAGCTCTTAGTTTATTTCTTATACGTATAGCTTCCTTAGCCTTATCTCTATCAAGCCATACGTGTATTGTCTTGTACCTCTTAGTTAACTGAGCCATACTTTGCTTGCTCAACGAGGAGCCAAGCAAAGGACTGGCACATATACTTTCATCACGGCATCTTGCTATTTTAGTAGCAGACAAAACATCTTCTACTACTACTATTGTATCACCTTTACCATACACTGTCAAGGGTTTAATACCTTGAGAGTAATACTTAATGTTACCAAAGCCAAAGTTTCTACCCTGCCAATAGTCTTTACGGCTAATTAATACTAGCAGCTGTCGTGATGGACTCCAGGAGATACCGTATTTTTCTATCTCTTCGGGGGAGATGCCGTAAGATAGCAACCATTTCATTGCTTTCTGTGGTATCTCTTTAACTGTATCAATTAGTTGACCTGCTTTCATAGTAGTAGTTTGTTCCTTACGTTTAAGTCTATCTCGTAGTGATTGGGTATCATTCTTTTGTTCTAATTTACTACAACCAAAACACCAGAAACCATTCTCATACTCAGCACGATTGTCCTTTGATCCACAGTGTGGACAAGGACCTAGCTTAAAAAATTTACTCATCGTTCTCCCAATCAATTATCATGTCGTCTTCATGTCGTAAGTCTTCTCGTTCATCTATGTTATCTATGTCTGATTGTATTTCATTGTAACACTTGTTACATAGATCAACGTACTCTCCTGTATCATGAGACTTACGTGTTGACTCAAAGTCAGAGAGATTTCTATCACATGCTACGCACCTCATTAGTAACATATCCTAGTACCATCATCATACACCCAGCAAGTATAAGTTTTTTCTGGTGTATATACAGTCTCTGATTCTGTAGCTAATACAGTTACGCATGTTGTTAAAGTTAGTATTGTTAATAATATTTTCATATACTTCTCCTTAGTTAGACTAATAGTATAACACAAAATAGATATAAAAGCAATAGCATAATCATACAAAATACATAATCTTCTTTATTCATCATAGTCTTCTTTAACAAACACGATAGCAATATGTTCTTCTTCTTCACCTTCATGTTGTACTTGATACCAATTAGTATGACCATAGGTTTTCATACAAAATTTATCTAGTAAGTCTGTGTTCATGTTGTTCTCCTTTAAATAAAGTATTAATATTTTTCATAAGATTAGTAGAGAATACATAATCTTGTCTACCATTTCGTGTAACAATTTCACATGCTTTATTATTTTTACATTCTGTTATGTCATACTTACTCA